CAATAGACTCTAATACTATAGATTTTTGAGATGACATTAAAATACTATCAATATTTGAATTAAATAACAGTCTACCAGAATTAATAATAGCTTGTTGGCTATTATATGATTGAGGTGATTGTGGAGCATTTGATATTATAGAAGAAAAAGGAACAGAAGATCCTCCACCTGTAGTAGACTCTGCAACTGCAATATTAATAGGTATTTGTTGGGTTGAAGTTAAATAAATAGAAGATAAATCTATATTTATATCTTCAGTTATAGGCAACCATCCTGGGGGTGGAGTTGATGTAGGTTGCCCATTTCTTAATATTGTAATAGGGCTACCACTTAAACCAGTTGCTGACCAGTTATTTTGTACTGATCCTGATGAAGGTGATGTACTACCTAATCTTAAACTATTAGAAAATCTACCTTCAAAAATATTATCTCCAGCAAAAGATAAAACAGGACGAATATTCCCATTTTCTATAAATGACCCTCCACTTCTTCCATTTAAATCTAGTTCAAAAGGTTGATCACTTGGTTGTTGAGTATTACCTAATTCAATAGAAGCATTACTTTTATTTTGAGATGGAGAAGTTGTAGTATTACTAGAATATATATCCGGAATACCATTTTGTTCTGGATGATTCCAAATACCTATAGAATTTAAATAATAGTATTCGTATGTACCTGTTGCTTGAGAGTCACCTGTGGTGGGTAACTTAAGTAAAACTACTAATTCATTAACTAGTGGATAGTTTTTTAGTTGAGGAAATAAAGGTTTAGCTAAGTTACTTGATAAAGATTGGTTTGAAGTTTGAGGTGAAGTAGGAGTTGATACTAATTGATATTGAATAGTACCAATACCATTCCATTCTCCCGATACAGAAAATAATTGAGAATCACTATTTAATGAAATATCAACTACTCTTGCAGCTAACATTTTATCATTTAATAGATTTAACTCTTCTGAATTATTTAGAGTATTATTTCTTTGGGTTAAATATGATATACCAACCTTATCCATTATTAGTCTTTAGTAGATAAATTTGTATTTAACTTGTCAAGTTCAGCTAATAACTCTTCTTTTTCAGATTCGGTAATACCCAATGAATCTTCACCACTACTATTATTAATCGCGCGTTGTATTATAGTAGCCATTTTAATTAATTGTTCATCGTTTCTTACACCAATTTCTAAGTATTCTTTAATAAGTGGTACTATGAGAGTTGCATCTCCTATATCTTGTACTAAGGGTTTAAGTTCTGAGATTAGACCTGATATTTGATCTTCTTTTTTCTTTTGATTGTTATATATCTCGTTTAATATATCGGAAAATTTCTTTTTCCCAAATACAATACTATTTAATCCACTCATAATATTAGTTTAATTATAAATATGGAAATGGAGATAAATTTAAAACTTACAATATCCGTTCTCTAAATAGAAGAAATACTGAGATTTGAATATAACATATAATTTATCCGCTATTTTAGTAATTTTAGGAGTTTTAACGTCAACTATTTCACGAATGTAGATATAAAGTGCTTTTTTATTGAACACATCTATTGTATCTCTTTTACGAAATAATTCTAGTATTGAATCTGCTATTTGCGCATCATTCTTTTTAGGGAATAAAGTAAAGACATTTTCAGTTACATGCTCGATAAAAATATCTATGTATTTACTCAAATCATCTTTAACTATACTATCACTAGTATCCATATCATATGAATGAGTAGAGTTGTCTTGCACTAAAACATCAATATCTACCTTCTTTATTTTAGTATTGTAGTTTTTGGTGGTATATAATATTAACCATCTTTTTACAATAGTACCAAAATATGAATATGCTTTAGCTCCTCTAGATGGATCAAATAAATGAATTTTAGAGAGTAAGAAAACAATTATTTCATGTTGTAGGTGTTCTAATTCCTCTACCTCAGTATGGTAAAACTTAAAAGTGTGAATTATATTCTCTGTAAGTTTAAAAAATGCATAATGAATTTTTTCTTTATACAATGTTGATTTAAACTCTGAGTCGGTAGATCCATTATATGCTACAATAGCATCTTCTGTTTCTTGTGTAAAATAATTTTTACTTTTAGGTTTACGTTTCTTTTTAATCATTGATTAATTTTAAAAGTTGATAATTTCGTTTGGATTACCTTTATTTGTTCAAAAAACCAACCAATTTCATCATCACTTTTAAATATCTCCTTAGTGTCAATTTCTTTTAGACGTTTATCGGATAATTCAATTTGCTTACTGAATTCTGTTATGTATTCATCGTAACCTACTATTATATCTTCTGTCTTCTCTAATTTATTGAGAAGATTTATAAGAATATACATTAAAATTAAAATTAAGAAAGATAAAATTCCTATTACTATTTCTAATATCATAAGCTATCTAACATACTTTTTAATCCTGGGCTGGATATTGTTCCTAGTGCCTTAGATTTAGCAGTTGTGTTTTTGTTATTATTCAATATAAATGATTTTTTTGGATTCTCCACATCTTTATTAAGAAGTTTTGGTAACCATTCCATTTCAAATTCTAATCGCGCAGACATTAAATCTGCTTGGTGAAGAAGTAATGGAAGTGAAGTACGTGGTTTTTGTTCTGGGAGGAATCCTTTTAAATATTTCGAATTAGCCTCATCATATAATCCATCATGTGTTTGAATAGCAATCATTTCATTAAATGAGTACTGGATGTTATGTGATTGAAGTAAGAATAAACTCCTATCAGGAACAGATGCAAATGGAACTTGAGTATTAAACATATACTCTTCTCCTAATTTTTCTCTTCTCCATTTATCAGTTTGAGGAATATAAGCTTCATTATCAGCATCTCCCATTTTACCTAAATCGTGATTAATAGCAGAAAATACAAGTTCCTCAATGGTAAATGTATCTTTATCCATCCCAAATTCAGCCCATACAGGGTATAGTTTAAGTGATGCATTAACTACTCTATTTACATGATAAACATATCCACCGGGAAATGCACTATGGTATTCTCTTTTATGAGCAGCAGGCATTAATATAACACGCTCCTCATATTTTTTATAGAAATCAAGTAATTTCTGTTTTCTATCACCCGTAATATATTTTTCAATATTACTATTAAACTCAACCCAATTAGATTGGATTTCTTCTGCTGTAAGATTCATATATGATTTATTCGTGAGCGCTCATTGGCTCATTTTCAACTTGACTTCTAATTTCCTCTACTAATTCTCCGGCTTTTTCTATACCCTTCAAATATGTTTCAAGTGGTTCTTGTTTACTAACAATTGCTCTTAGGTTATTTAACACTCCCTCTAAATTGTCTAATTGTTTATTTATATAGTTTCTATTTTTCATAACTTTTGTTTAAATTGTTTATTTTTACTCCCCCGGTATCACCCCCCTCATTCATTCCATTTATCTCATTTCATTTGTATCAATTGTTTCATAAAACCCGTATTTCCAAGGTACATACAATATTTTGCTTCTCCACGTTTTTTAACACTCTTCTTTAATTTTCTTTATTTTTAATAATTTTGCACATTTTTCATATTCTTCTTCTCCCTCAAAATACTTAATTGCTTCATTTAAAGTATCAATAAATGGGTTATTTTTAAATTTTACTATAGCTTCTAAATCCAACTCATCATTTAAATTAATTTTATTTATGTAAAACCATGCTCTATTAAAAATAGCAAATGCAGAAGCTCTTTCAGTCTCATCTGGGTCTATTACTAAGCTAGATTCTTTTTTTAAGAATTTATTTAGTTTTTGATGAAAAATTATATGATTAATAATAAGTTTAGTAAACATCCCAATTTTATTAAATGGTTCATCAAGTATACTTGAAGCCACATTTATAAAATCCCTTTCATCTTTAAGAGGTAAACCAAACAAATCAAATATTTTATCTTTATTTATCATAGTTGATATTTTCAATTATAAATATTAAGTAAAATTTTTCCCAATTTTTTCTATAGTAGATTTAGCTAATCCTAAATCTATTTCAAAAAATTCTCTCGCGTTATTA